TTGTTGCTTGATCATCCGGCCAGTGATCCTCGGTGTTAGGCAGTGCTGCATACCCAAAGCGTGTGTTGTACGCTTCGCCAGTAAACAGATTTGCTGCTGTAGCACGTATTTTACTAACTAGCTCGTTGATGCTAGCAGTTAGTTCACGCTGTGCATTTGCATTTAATTTAGCAATGTTGCCTACTCGTTCTTTGACTCTAGCAAACGTGTCTTGATATTCCACAGGCAACAAATCAGTTTGGTGATCTATTACTGCGCAAGATTGTGTTACTACTGTTTCCAAATCAATTGCATCAATTACAGCTTCTAGGCCATGCAGTACTTGTGTTAACTTAACTAGATCATGCATTAGAATTTAAACAACTGACTAAACGTTGATCTAATATCAGTGCTGTCTGATATTCTCCAGTTAAGTACACTTAACAAGTTTTCAACTTTTTGATCAACAATTGTTGTTTCCATTAAGGTATCATCAAACGGCAACTCTTTAAACCATGCAGGAATATGCAACAAGTCAGTTGGGTAGCCCACCGAAGTGTAACCCAGCGGATTGTCTTTTAGTTTACACACAATGGTTTTCATGCCGTCTACTATGGCCAATGACCGGTTATCACTGTTTAGTCTGCGTAAGTTGTTCCAGTTTAGTGCAGCTCTAACGTGACCAGGCATATTGGCCCTGCCTTGTTCTTTTTCCATATTGCCAAACTTGGTTAAGTTGTTAACACGCTTGGGTGTACCCTTTTGCCACGCTGGCAACTTCAAAAACTCTTCTTTGAACTCACAAACACGATCTACCACATACTGTCGATCACAACCAGTTAGCACACTGGTTAACAACTCAGTTAAAAACAACTGCACCGGCTTTGGTGTGTCTGATCGTTTAAGATCAAGACCGGTTGCTTTAACTTGTCCCGGGCTGTCACCTAGATCTTTTCGTTTGCCTTCTTTGTCTGCTATCAGTAGTGCATAACGTTTTTTGGTAATAAACAAGCCTTTGGTTGCAACTACTTCTCGGTTACACTGAATAACCGATCCCAGTTCCTGTGTGGTATGAAATGTACTTTCCATCATAGCAGGAAAACTGTCATTGGTTTTTTGTGATAATTCGTCATAGGCAACAATAGCTTCGTCTACGGTCCATTCTTTAGCTTGTTTTCCGTTTTCTAGTCTGTTGGCGGTATACGTGGTGAAATAGGCCGAATCTGTGTCGTTGTATATAATAGCATCCCCAACATGCGAATACTCGCCTTCTGCTTCTTGGTTTATAAATGCCGACATGTGCTTGGTAATACGTCTACCAGTAAGTGTTGTGGATTGTCCTAGTCGTTTGTCAAAGAATCTACAGCCTGGGTTAAGCAGTGCACCATACAAACTGTTCAAGTTAATCTTTTTAACCAACTGTCGTTTATCCCAAAACTCGCGTTCACTGTCCGTAGTGGCTTCTGCCAACGTTGCTTGCAACTGTTGTCGTTCTGTGTACCAGCGTTCTAGCAATTGCGGAACAACAGCTTTGGTTTCATAACTAAAAATTGTTCCGTTTGCACTAATTGCCCACGGCAAACCAGTGGCAAAAATTAATTCATACACTTCAGCTGCTGTCATTTCGGACGTTTCTAGACGTTGAAATTGCTGTACCACGTCATGCGCAATGATGCCGCCACCGAACTTGGGTTCCCAATCAATTACCACTTTTTCTTGTGCATTTTTTTGCATGATGTCTTCGTACTCAAGTGTACCAAACAAACCTTCCCATGCATCAGAAAATTTAATTTTTTTACTAGAAGCCATTTTTGCTTCTATATACGCATCTGTTCGTGTACTTCTAACTTGCCCTACTATGGTTTCGGGTGCCATGTTAAGTGCACGGATAACACTTGGATACAAGCTGCGTAAGTCAACTGACCCTACCCATTCATGCATACCTTTTTTGGGCTTGGCTACATAAGCACCAGCAGCTTGGATATCGCCATGATCGTGTCTGCGGTTTGGAACAACTAATCCTTGTGCATGTGCTTCATTGATAATTGCTTGTTCTGTGACTGCAACTGCGCCCATGGTGGTAGGCAGCAATACCGTGTTGTCGTGTGCCAGTTCATTTGCTAAGTCAAGAAACTTTAGCTTTCGATCCAGCTTGCCTAACAACATGGCATCTTCTCTGTTGTACTCAATAAACAAAGAAAAGTCTTGGTTGTACAACTGGTCTAGCGTACCTTCGTAAGCAACCTTTTTACCTACATCTTCGTATTCACCGATGGCATCCAAGCTGTAGCTATGGCGCTCTTCGTAGGTGTATTTGCGATACAATTGCATATAATCCAAATGTATTCTGCCAACCAAATCAAATGTTAGGTTGGTTGCACCAAATCTACTAAAGTCGCGACTTTTCGGAAACTGATCCCATAAGCAAAATCTGCGCGTATCGTCTTTGCTCATGATACGCATGATACGCATAATGGTGTAAGGAATATCAAAGCCTTCTGAGTTCCAACCGCTTAATACATCTGCATCTTCAATAAGATCCAAAAACGTACTTAACATATCTTCTTCGCGATCAAACAAATAACAATCGCTGTAGTGAGTACAAATTTCTTGTGCTTGTTCCCACGTATAGGTTTTTGGTGGTATGACCAGCGTTACTAGTCTGTCAATCCAGTCTAGGTATACTGATATTGCGGTAATTGCATTAAACGGATCTTCGGGTTTGCTGTAGCCTTTTTCAGCATCGTAGTCTACCTCAATGTCAAAGAAAGCTGCGTGTAACTTAGGCGATGTAACGCCCAGATAGTTTTCTGCTAGACAGCGAAACACTGGGTTAATGTCACTTTCCCATACACTTCCTCGGTTGTGCATTTTAAGTTCGCGCTGGAATTCTTTATTGCTTTTAGACGAAAACCGTGATACAGGATTATTGTAAATTGTTTTGTGCTTGCCCTTAGGGTCGTTATGGTAAAAAACATAATGAGCCGAGAATTCTCGATATTGTCTTTCTCCGTCTACACGCTCGACTACGTGTATTCGGTCACTGTTACGGTCGTAAAGTGCGTCTACGTACATTTATATTCCTTGTTGTTTATGGCCAACAGGCCCTGATACATGCGCCTTAGGGGCGCGAATCCTGAAACCATGCGGTAATTACAATGTACGCCCGACTGTTTCAAGTATATCTTGTAATGTTTCGTGGTCTTCGTTAACTTCGGTGTTTTTAGATTTTTGTGCTATCTTGATTGCTTTTTTAAGAATACTAGGTTTGATATCTAGTTCTTCTGCAACTGCTTTGATAGTTTCGTTAAGGCCAGTACTAAGGTCTTCGATTTCAGTTAATGTAGCAATACCTTCGTTGACGATTTGCACTAGCTTGGCTTTTGAGTCGCCGTTAAACGATCGTGATGTCATGTGTTTCTCCTGTGTGAACTTTATTTAGTGTGCAGCTCGCGCAGGAAAAAGTCTTGTGATTTGGTTAACTACGAATGTAGTCGGGGTATTTTTTTGAGAATTTGCGCAGTACTACGCCAGCAGCAGCATTGGCTTCGTTTTCGTGTTCGCTGCCGGTTTCGCCACTGGTGGCATGTAACTGGTCTGCCATGTGCTGGCGCCAGTGAACTAGTTCGTGTGCTAAAGTACGCAGTATGTCAATAGGGTGTCTGTCGACTGCTTGTAACACAATTGTTTTGCTGCCAGGACTAAACGAGCCAAAGCTGGGTTGACTTCCGGATAGTTGTCTTACTAGGGTGATCTTTGGAATATCAGTTAACTGTAACTCTCTAACTGCAAATGGCAGAAAGTCTCGGATAGCTGTCATCAAGGTAGGGTTAACTGTAAACTCATGTGATTTCATGCTAGTATTTATGCAGTGTTAACGATTCGTGTGTAGGTGGCTAGCATTTCGTTTATGTGTGCACTGCCAAGTGTTTGCTGCACTTGTTCGATTGCGTCTGCTTTGCGTTGACCTTTGGCAGTGCCTGCCTCACCTGACTTAACCGAAACCATGCTGTTAAACAACCCAGCTATTCTGTTACGACTACGTTGTCTAGTAACTTGTTGATCAATTGCTGCTAGCAGTTGTTCAAACGGTGCATCAAATGGATAAGGTTTTAGTAGCTGTGCTAGTTGTGCACGCGAAGTAGTTTGCCATACTGTTTTGCGGTCTTGTTCTTGGTAAGTGCTAGGTTTATAAGTAACCAGGCGTAACTCCAGCCTGCTGCTGGATAAATTAAACTCATACTCTTGATCTTTTTGCAATTTGGGCAAGTTTTTAATTTTCATTCGGCTAAAAACTTCTGTGGGGTTTTGTTCTACTAGTGCAGCCTTTACTAGTCCCAACAGCAAACCTTGCTGTTCAGCAGGACGGTCCAGAAAAGAAAGTTTAAATTCTGCTTCGTTACGGTCCTGTGCAATAATATTATCAATTTGCACACTGTAACCAAGATCAGGATCTTGATAGCGCACTGTGATTATTTCGCCAGAGTTGTAATATTTCTTGCCTTGGTGTTTGGCCGAACTAAAAGGCACAATCACCGTATCAGGTAATTGTTCAAAGTAGCGAGCTAATAGCTTTTTAAGTTCTGGCTTGGGCAAATCGGACTCAATGTGTGTTATTAAATCAATATCGCCAAATTGCTCTTTGGTTAAGTTGCTGTTGTAACTGCCAGTCGGTCGTACACTAACAAAACCAGGAAAACTTTTTACTAGGTCTAGATAGCTGTTAACAAACTGCTGAAAGTCTTTGCGACTGCGAACTGGATCGGCTCCGGCTGCTCCACTCACTTAATATCCCCGTGTGCGTAACGAATAAGATTGCTCCCTGCTGGCAAAAATTTACCAGTTAAACCAAGGCGCTGCTGTGATTGTACCCATTCTTGCTGTAGATCATCTGGTATATCTGTTCTTGTGTGGTCAAGTATTTTTAAATAAATGTCAATGATTGCTTGGTATTTTTCTGGGTCAAGCGTTTTTAATAACTCATGTAAGCTATAATAGTTTTCTATTGTCTTTTTGTCAAATTCTACACCATACACAAACGAAAGCAACTCCAACGCTTGTTTCGGATTGGTTGCAACAGTTTCGCCGGTGCTTTTGTCCTTGACTCCGGTTGCGTGTGCAAAACTGTAGCCAGCAGCTTGAAATGCAGCTAACATTAACTGCGTACGATGCAGCCCTTTAACGTTAGACTGTGCAGGATAAGCAGAACTATGATAAGAAAACTCCAACCATTTTAGGTCGCCGATCATCCAATCAATTTGCACGCCGGCGCCTACTTCCTTGCCTTTTTCGTCGTACTGCGGATACAAGCCAAAGATGTTACTGGCGCCTACTTTGGTTTCGTCACAGTATAAATTTTCAGCTGCTGAGTTAATGTGCTGTGTAAGGTTGCGAAAAAATGCCTTCATCATAAGTTGTTCTGGTGTAGCAGTTCTTGCACGCTTGGCAAGTCCGGCTGCTTCAAGTTTAACTTGCGCAGGATCAAGATTCCACTCGGCAATTGCTTGATCGCTGATGTCTCGGTCTACAATGCTTTTAACATCTACTCCAAGATCTATGTCGCCGCTTACTGCTTTTTTGCCTACTGAACCTAGCGGCTTAAAGTATCTGGAATTAAAGATTTTGGCCTTTTTAGGAAACACTCGTGCCAACTCAGCAAAATAACGCTCCAGTGTGGGTTCGATATGTTCTTTGCGTATAGGAGCAGTACGCCCTTTAAATACGTTTCCACCTTCATTTAATTGCTTTGTAAATTCTTTCAGTCTCATAATTTCTCTTTTAATAGTAACATAATATAGTACTTTTTGCTAGTTGTATTTACTTAATCGATGGCTAGCTCTAACTTTACTCAGCAATGCATCTCCCCAGTTAGCAGCGGTTTTGTCTCTGCGATACTCTAGTAAAAACTCTTGTGCTCTCATTAATTAATTCACCCCAACCTGATTGGTTTTGCTGTTGTACGACATTGTTATTGACTCGATTCTATCCAACAACTCGCCGCCGTATTCAGTTTCTGCTTGTATAGCATGCACAAGGAACTCTGGAAAGTTTCTCCAGTACACTGTTTCTTCGGTGCCGGCACTGTACTCACGCAATTGTTGCTTGATCACATCCGGATTGGGCTTGGTGAACATTTCTTCAATAGTGTCGAACACACCTGGACCGTATTGCTGCTCGCTGTACTGCGCGTCTTCGAAGTTACTGCTAATTTTTTCCTGCCATATCCGAGACATTGCCTGTACAATAACCTGGTCACCAGCCATATCAACAATTTCAGCAGTTTCTGGCACGTTATTTCTAAAAAACTCTAGTAGTCTCGGGCTGAATCTTTTCTGGAGAAACTCCGGTAAACTTTCATAAATTGGCTCATCAGCTTCGTCCATGTATTGGCCCGAACTAAAGTGTAATTGATACTTTTCGCCTGCGTATGATGGGCTTGTTGGTAGTAAGATATACATGTTGCCATCTCGGTTGTACCGACCAAACATGTTGTTGTTTTTTGCTGCGGTACACCAACGAGTGCCCTGGCCGTAGTAACATGCAGCTGCGGTATCCTCTGGGACTATAACTCGCACAGTATCGTCTTGGTAAACTGTTTTAGCTTCGCCGCGGCTGGTCGCTTGCTTTTCTTGTTGTAATTTTTCTCGATGTAATGCAACTACTGTTGCTAAAGATGTGAGATCGAGTTTACCAATGTCACCGTGTTCAGGCGGCAGCAAGTTCTTTTGTTTAAGCTGGTGAAACTGTGCGAGTTCACTCTTAACTGTAGTAATCATGTCTTCGAATTTCGCACCGCTGCTAACATATTGTTTTACTAACCACTGCACATACTGATTGTTATTAGTAGGATCGATGCTTTCGAGTTGCTCTAGTGCCCAGTTGGCTATTTCTTGCTGGTATTCAGTATAACTGCCAGAGTTTACGTTTGCTTCCTTAAAAGAGTCAACGGTGTTTTTTAGTCCATCTTGGGTTGCTGTTCTGTACCCGGACCAGTCGCTGTATACTATCTTATCAACCAGTTTTTCGCCGGCTGCTGCCTGCGTTTTGTCTCTACGGTACTCTCGTAAAAATTCTCGAAATCTCATTTAGCTTCCTTATATAGTATTTAATTCTTTGTACACTTGATTCAGCCGGTCTCTATTACGAGCACGGTTTTTCAGTCTGCGTTTTAAGTCATCCTTACTTAGTTTTCCAGCAGTGTACTGAGAAAATAAATCCACCGACGTTAACTTGCTGCTGGTGTGGGCTGACAGTATTTTGTACAAACGCTTGGCATATTCTTCTTCGTAGGCTTCTGGATCCGTGGCAATTTGTAACGCACGAGCAAAACGCATGGCAGTCGTCAACAGGTCTTCTACTGGTTTGTTTAGGTAATCGCCGCCTGGGCTACGAAACTCAACTCTGCCTTTTTGTGTATTAATGCTGGTGTTCCGGTCTACCCTAGCAGATACTAAACTGCGACCAACTGCGTCACTTAAATTAGCTCGTATTCTTGCTAGTGCATCTTCTACTGCTTGCGGTCCGGCATAATCTAGTTTGGTATTTACTATGTTCAACGCAGGCTCTGCGTATCCGTTGTTAACACGGTCAAACTCTTTTAATATGTACTCGTCTCCTGAAAACACAGCTAATTTAATATAGTCTAGTTCTTCGTAGCTGTAGTCCGGAGTAGAAATGTTAATGTGCAAGCCAGTTGACTTGTTTGTGGTGTACCCACGTGACTTTGCCCACGCAAACACTTCTTT